CTTCATTAGTACCTTTATTTGGAGCAGCACCGCAACCATTTTATCAAGCAGATCAACCAGGAAGAGGACCAAGTGCACCTGGACTTTTTGCTGGAGGTGGAGGTGGAGGTGGATATAATGTAAATGGAATTGCAGCTGGAGCAGGTGGACCAGGTGGTGGTGGAAATGCAACTCAAGCATCAACAGGTATTGCTGGAACTACTAATACAGGTGGAGGTGGTGGAGCTTCTGGTTCAACAGTTACAGGAGGAGCCGGCGGTTCAGGAATCGTTATCGTAAAAGAATTAAACAAGGCCAGTGGATCGTGGCCGTTGAGAGCGCAGTTTCAATCGCAGAAAAGCGGAACGTGGCCAATAAAACAATTTTCATTAGATTATTTAGTAGTAGCAGGTGGAGGCGGAGGTGGAGCCGGTGGAGGAGTAGGTGGTGGTGGTGGAGCTGGTGGATATAGAACTTCATTTCCTGGTGGAACAAAATTAACATTAAATATTGGATCTTATCCAATAACAGTTGGAGGTGGTGGAACAAGTGGTGGACCAGCAGCTGGTGGAGATGGTAATCCTTCAATTTTTTCAACAATTACAAGTACAGGAGGTGGAGGAGGTGGTTCAACTTGTGGAGTTCCTTCTCCCACTACAGCAGGTAGACCAGGTGGATCAGGTGGAGGAGGTTCTGCAATTCCAAGTCCTCAATCAGGTGGAACAGGAAATACACCACCAGTTAGTCCTTCTCAAGGAAATAACGGTGGTTCCGGTAGTTTTGCTCCAGTAGGTGGACCAAATCCATATTATGCAACAGGAGGAGGAGGTGGAGCTTCAGGTGCAGGAGGTAATGGAGCTCTTCCAGCAGCAGGAAATGGTGGAGCAGGTAGTGCAAATAGTATTTCAGGATCCCCTGTAAGTTATTCAGGAGGTGGAGGTGGAGCAGGTATTACTGCACCTAATGGAACTGGAGGAACAGGTGGAGGTGGAGGTGGTAGTGGAAGTGGAGCAGGAACACCAGGATCAGTTAATACAGGTGGTGGAGGTGGTGGAAGTAGTTCAGCTGGAGGAACTGGCGGTTCAGGTATTGTTATTGTCAGAGGACCATCTTCTGTAAGTTTTGCAGTATCACCTGGAACAAACACAAGTACAACATTACCGGCACCAGCTGGAGGTTGTAAAGTTGCGACATTCACGGTTTCTGGAGATTTAACAATAAGTTAATTTACACTTTACAAATCCTATAGAAAATAATATATAGAATTTAGAAATGAACTTGCAAAATTTTTACTACTACTTCCAAAGTGCACTCACACCTAGATTTTGTGATGAGTTAATTAAATATGGAATTTCACAACAAGAACAATTAGCATTAACAGGTGGACAAACTGAAAAAGTAAATAAAGGAAAACCACTTGATGATAAAGATATAATAGATTTAAAAAAGAAAAGAGATTCAAATATTGTATGGTTAAATGATCGTTGGATTTATAAAGAGATACAACCATTCATACATCAAGCAAACAGATTAGCAGGTTGGAATTTTGATTGGGATTTTTCAGAGTCTTGTCAATTTACAAAATATAAATTAAATCAGTTTTATGACTGGCACTGCGATTCATGGGAGTCTGCATATGCAAATCCAGATAATAAAGACACTAATGGAAAAATTAGAAAATTATCTGTTACATGTTCTCTATCAGCACCAGAAGATTATGAAGGTGGAGAATTAGAATTTGATTTTAGAAACATGGATCCTGATAAACAAAGTGTTAGGAAGTGCGCTGAAATTAAACCTAGAGGATCTATTGTAGTATTTCCATCTCATGTATGGCATAGAGTTAAACCAGTTACAAAAGGAACGAGATATTCATTAGTTATTTGGAACCTTGGATATCCATTTAGATAATGGCAAAAACAGATCAATTACAAGCATCGGTTTATTTTAGTTCACCAGTTTATTCTATAGAAATTCCAGAATGGGTAGATGATACCAATAAGATTTGTGACAAATATATAAAAGACGCAAAGAAAAATAATGCAAAAATTATTAAAGAACGAGAAAAGAAATTTGGTAAAAAAATAGGAGATCATGGAATGAGTTATCATTCTACATCATTAGTAGGTGATCCTGGTTTAAAAGAATTACAAGATTATATAGGAGCAACAAGTTGGAATGCTTTAGATCATATGGGATATGATTTAACTAACTATGAATTATTTTGGACTGAATTCTGGGTACAGGAATTTGGTGAAAAAGGTGGTGGTCATCATGAAGGACATATACACTATGATAATCACATATCAGGATTTTATTTTTTAAAATGTAGTGAAAAAACTTCAATGCCTGTTTTCCACGATCCACGACCAGCTAAACTGATTACACAATTACCATTAAAAGATGAAAAAGAAATTACTTTAGGAACACATCAAATTCATTACCGACCAAAACCAGGTACAATGATATTCTTTCCAGCTTACATGGAACACCAATATGTGGTAGATGATGGTGTAGAACCTTTTAGATTTATACATTTTAATCTACAAGCTGTCCGAAGAATGATTACAGATACTGTAAGAAAACAAACTAAAGGAGAAGTATGAGTTTTAAGAAAAATAAATATGCAATTATAAAAGGAGCGATATCAGAGGATCTTGCAAAGTTTTGTTATGATTATTTCATGATGAAAAGAACAGTCGCACGCACGATGTTTGATACAAAATACATTAGTCAGTTTACGGAATACTTTGGCGTGTGGAACGATGCTCAAGTTCCTGAAACATATTCACATTATTCTGACATTGTAATGGAAACATTACTTGTAAAATTACTTCCTATTATGGAAGAGACAACAGGATTAAAATTAAATTCAAATTATTCTTACGCTAGGATTTATAAAAAAGGAGATGTATTACATCGTCATAAAGATAGATTCTCATGTGAGATATCTACCACTATGCATTTAGGTGGTGGTTGTTGGCCAATTTATTTAGAGCCAGATGCATCACAAGGAGGAGTTGATGAAAAGACTGGTAATTACAAAGCATCAAAAGCAAAAGGTGTTAAAGTAATGTTAGAGCCAGGTGATATGTTAGTGTATCGTGGAAATGAATTAGAACACTGGAGAGATAAATTAACTTTTGATGACTGTGGTCAAGTATTCTTACATTATAATAATGTTGAAACTAAAGGATCTAAAGAAAATATATACGATAGACGTCCACATTTAGGACTTCCAGCTTGGTTTAAAAAGTGATATACTTTTATCAAGTAGAGAAATAAACCACCATTCCACACCTTATTTCTCTACTTCTATACTTAACGACTAACATATTTTATAATGGACATTAAATATGCCATTAAAAAAGATACCATTACCACCAGGTTTTGATAAAAATGATACAGCATCTCAAGCAGAAGGACGCTGGATAGACGGAGATAATGTACGCTTTCAATACGGTTCTCCTGAAAAAATAGGTGGTTGGAGGCAGATTACTACATCTATATTAGTGGGTGCAGGTAGAGATATACATTCTTTCTTTGATTTAACAGGTAGACGTTATTTAGCTATTGGAACTAATAAAATATTATATATTTTATATGCAGGTGAATTTTATGATATTACACCTTTAAAGACGGCTTTAACTTCTTGTACGTTTGATACAACTACAGGATCTGCAACTGTAACTGTTAATAAAACAGCGCATGGTTTATCAGTTGGAGATTTATTTACATTTACAAGTGTAACTCCTCCTACAGGATTTACAGCACCGGATTTTACAACAAATACTTTTGAAGTAAAAACAGTTCCGACCACAGGAACTTTTACAATTACAATGGCTACAACTTCATCAGGTACAGCTTCCGCTTCTGGATCTGCAACTGTTAATCCTTATTTTCAAGTAGGACCTGTTATATCTACTTTTGGTTATGGTTGGGGTGCAGGACCTTGGGGAAGAGGTAATTGGGGAGATACAAGATCAGCATCAGACATAGATATTGATGCAGGCTCGTGGTCATTAGATAACTTTGGAGAATTATTAATAGCAACTATTAAAAATGGTTCAACGTTTAAATGGGATCCAAATGAAGGAGCAGGTGTGAATACAAGAGCAACTATTATTGCAGGTAATCCGACTGCTTCGGTTTTAACAAGAGTATCGGATAGAGATAGACATTTAATTCACTTTGGAACTGAAACAACCATAGGCACACCTTCAACTCAAGATCCAATGTTTATTCGTTTTTCTGATCAAGAAGATATTGAAATATATGAGCCAACCTCAACTAATACAGCAGGTACATTTAGATTAGATAATGGAAGTAGAATTGTTACAGCGGTAAAAGGTAAAGATTATATGCTTATTTTAACAGATGAAGCAGCATATACAATGCAATTTGTAGGACCTCCTTTTACATTTAGTATACGTCAGGTTGGATCTAATTGTGGTTGTATTGGACAACACGCAGCAGTATTCGTAGACGGAGCTGTATATTGGATGGGCGATTCTGGTAATTTCTTTGTATTTGATGGTACAGTTAAAACATTACCATCATCAGTTGAGGACTTTGTATTCACAACTCAAGGAGATAGTTTAGGTATTAATTTTGTACAAGGTGATACAGTATTTGCTGGTCATAATAGTTTATATACAGAAATTAGTTGGTATTATTCATCCGGTAGAACTTCAGAAACAAACAGTACACCTTCAGAACAAAATAATAGAATAGCAACTTATAATTATGAGTTACAATCTTGGACAACAGGAACTCTTTCTAGAACTACATATGAAGATGCACATGTATTAGAAAATCCTACAGCTTCTAAATTTGAACCTAATTTAACTCCAACTTATCCTGTCATCAATGGAGTAAGTAATGGAGGTAGTTATTTATTTGAACATGAAGTAGGGGTTAATGAAGTATTAAATTTAACATCTACTAGCACAACAAGTGTTGCTATATCTGCATTTATTAAATCAGGAGACTTTGATTTAGATATAGAGGGAGACGGTGAATTTTTTATTAAAATAAGAAGATTTATACCTGATTTTAAATATATAGATGGTAATGCTAAAGTAACTTTATTCTTTAGAGCTTATCCAGCAGATACAACCACGGCTCAAGGACTTACAACCGTTGGGCCATTTACAGTGACCTCAACAACAGATAAGATAGACACGCGCGCGCGAGGAAGACTTGCGGCAATAAAAATTGAAAATGATGCACTCAACACTAACTGGCGCTACGGTATATTTAGATTGGATATACAACCAGATGGCAGAGGTGGTAGTGCTCCACAAACATAATGACTAAAATAAATATATATATTCCAGAACCACAAGATCCTTACACGGTTAATAATTTTAGACAAATTAATCAAACGTTAGAGACTTTACAAAATCAACTAAATACTTCATATCTTAATGATATTAAAAATGAATTAGTAAGATTTGAATGGTTTATTAGCTAATGGCAAATTTTTATAAAAATCAAGGTTTTGTTTTAGGTACAACTTTAACAACTATATTAACTATTAATACTAGTTCAGTTGGAATTGTAAAAAGTATTAGTGTAACTAATGAACATAACAATAATAATTTAGTAGAGATGTATCTACATGATGCTTCAGCAAGTGCTAACTTTGAATTTTTTCATATAGATATGGGTGCAGATACTACACAACAAGCAGCAGGACAAGTTTTAAATTTAGAAGCAGGAGATAGTATAAAAGCTCAAGCTGAAGTAAGTGGTGTAGCTAAAGGTGTTATAAGTTATTTATTAATAGATAGATCACAGGAGAATGGCTAGAAAAGTAAGTAATGGTTCGGGTTCTTTTATAAAACAAACCAATAAAAAAAGACCAGGTAGGCATAGTAAAAGACCTAATAAAAGAAAAGATAAAAAAGAGTATCGTGGACAAGGAAGACGTTAATAGTATATAATAATAGTTTATGAAAACTACAATAATAGATGGAGTTGAAGTTCCGGTTCTACCTGCAAAAGCTGTAGAAATAATTAAAA